GGCTTGACTACTATTGAAACTGGTGATGGCACTGATAGTTCTTTCCAACTTGCTACTGGTGCAGCCAAGTTTACAGGGACTCTTGCTGTAACAGGCGATACATCTCTTGATGGTAATATCCATGTCGATGATAAAGTTTGTGCATCTGCATTCTATGGAGATGGTTCTAACATTACAGGTGTTACTGCTACAATTGCAGGTAATATATCAGTTAGTAATGCAACGGTAGGTGGCAATCTATATGTTAGTGGTACTACAACTATTGTAGGAGCTACACATTTACAGGCTGCTGTATCAGTTGGTGGTGCTGCACAGTTTGGTTCTACGGTAACAGTATCAGGAGCTACACAGCTTCAAAGCACTGTAACGGCTGTTGGTGCAGCTACATTTAAGTCTACAGTAACAGTAGAGGGTGCTGCTACTTTTGATAATAATGTATCAGTAAGTGGTACATTTAAAGCTCTTGGTGCTTCTACATTTACTGGTAAAGCTGAATTTGAAGATGATGTATCTGTATCAGGTGCTTTGGATGTAGCTGGTAATGCTTCTATTGGTGGAACACTCATGGCAACAGGTGCAGCCACATTTGATAATAATGTATCAGTCAGTGGTGGTCTTGTTGTAGGAGGTACAGTAACAATAGTAGGAGCCAATGTACAAGCTGCCAATGCAAAGGTTTGTGCATCTGCTTACTACGGTGATGGTTCCAATATAACTAATATTAGTGGACCTCAAATATCAGGTGATGTATCTGTTAGTAATATAAAAGCTGCTGGTAATGTATCTGTAGCTGGTAATTTAAATGTTGATGGTACTGTTACTATAGGAGGAGCTATTCTACAGGCTACAAATGCAAAAGTATGTGCTTCTGCATTTTACGGTGATGGTTCAAATTTAACAGGTATTACTGCCTCTATTACTGGTGGTAAGGTTGCAGGTGATTTTGCTGTATCTGCTAATCTATCAGTAGGTGGTACAAGTAATATTACTGGTAAAGCAGAGTTTGAAGATGATGTCTCAGTATCAGGTAATTTAACAGTAGGGGGAACTACAACTATTGTAGGTGCTACACATTTACAAAGTACTGCTTCAGTAGGAGGAGCAGCTACGTTTGCTTCTACTGTAACAGTGGTAGGTGCAGCAGCTTTAAAAAGTAATGTAACAGTAGGTGGTACATTAGATGTTACAGGTAATACCTCAATAGGTGGTACAAGTAATATTACTGGTAAAGCAGAGTTTGAAGATGATGTATCAGTCTCTGGTGCATTAGTTGTAGGTGGAGCTACACAACTTAACTCTACAGTAACAATAGCTGGTTCAGCAATCTTTGAAGATAGTGTATCTGTAAGTGGTAATTTAGATGTAGCTGGTAATGTATCAGTAGGTGGTACGTTCTTTGCTGGAGGTGGAATTACCTACGATGGTGATGTCTCTGTATCAGGTGACTTAGCTGTAGGTGGTAATGTATCAGTAGGTGGGACTTTGAGTGTTACAGGTGCAGTTAGCCTAGCATCAACATTGAGTGTAGGTGGGGCTGCTCATTTTGCATCTACTGTAACAGTTGCAGGGGCTGCTATATTTGAAGATGCAGTATCTGTAAGTGGTGCAGTTAATATAGCTGGCAATACATCAGTAGGAGGTACTTTTTTAACAACAGGGAAAGCAGAATTTGAAGATGATGTATCAGTTAGTGGTAATGTAAATATTGGAGGAACAACTACTATTGCAGGAGCAGTAAGTCTTGCTTCTACATTAAGTGTAGGTGGAGTAGCAAACTTTGCTGATACTGTAACAATAGCTGGTGCTGTAAGTCTAGCATCAACATTGAGTGTAGGAGGTGCATCACACTTTGCATCTACGGTAACAGTTGCAGGTGCAGCAATCTTTGAAGATGCAGTATCTGTATCAGGTAATGTTGATATAGCAGGTAATACATCTATAGGTGGAACTTTATTTACAACAGGTAAATCTACATTTGATGATGCTGTATCAGTATCAGGAGCTTTACATGTGTTAGGTCCATGTACAGTAGTTGGTGCTAGTCATCTACAAAGTACTGTATCAGTTGGAGGGGCTGCTCACTTTGCATCTACTGTAACAGTTGTTGGTAATGCAGTATTTACTGCTGATATACAAAAGAAAACAGCAGGTACATCTAACTTTGCTGCAGGTGTCAACGCAGGTAATTCTATTACGTCAGGTGGCAACTATAACGTAGCAGTGGGTGATGAAGCTGGTACGGCTTTAACCACAGGTGATGGTAATGTTTTGGTTGGATATGGGGCTGGTGATGGATTTGATACAGAATCCAACAATGTCGCTGTTGGTTATAATACTTTAAGTAGCTCTTCCTATGCCGCAGAATACAATACAGCTATAGGTAGTAATGCAGGTGCTGCAGTTACCACAGGAGGCGTAAATGTTTTCGTAGGTTCTAATTGTGGTGATGCAACTACCACAGGTGTTGGTAATGCCGTTGTTGGACAGGAAGCTCTTGGTACTAATACAAGTGGAGGTTACAACGCAGCACTAGGTTATAACGCATTAAAACTTAATGAGACAGCCTCTAACAATGTCGCGGTAGGTTATAATGCCCTAACTGCAAGCACAACTGCAACGAACAACGTAGCCGTTGGCAGTGGTACTGCCGATGCGATTACTACTGGTGGATATAATGTCGCATTAGGGGCTGGTGCGTTAGGGGCTGCAACAACAACCAGTGGCAATATTGCGATTGGCTATAATGCTGTTGATGCTGGGACAGATGGAGTTCAAAACTGTATCGGTATTGGAACTGATGCCCTTGGTGCATTGACAGCAAGTGGTGGTACTACAGGTACAGCACCTAGTATTGGAATTGGTTATGCTGCGTTGGGTGGTGCTACGACAGGTACTGCCAATATTGCAATAGGTTCTTGGACTATGGATGCTGTTGTTACAGGGGCTAATAACATAGCAATGGGTAATGGTGCTTTAGGCGTACTAACATCTGGTTCAAGTAATATAGCTATCGGAAGTTTCGCTGGTGACGCTATTACAACTTCTTCAGATAATACTGTTATAGGAAATAACGCTGGTGGGGCGATAGACACTGGTGCTTCTAATACGTTTATGGGTTCCCATGCAGGTGATGCAACTACAACAGGGGGTTCTAATGTCGCTGTTGGAGTTAATGCGTTAGGAGCAAATACAACAGCTTCAAACAATGTCGCTATAGGAACAAGTGCTTTACTTTTAAATACGACAGGAACAAATAATGTAGCAGTTGGTGCAAATGCAGTTGATGCTTGTACCACAGGAAATCATTTAGTTGGAATTGGCTACCAAGCTCTGAGTGCAGTAACTACAGGGCAGTTTAGCATTGGAATTGGTAAAGATGCTGGACTTTCTATAACAGATGGTGATGCAAATATATGTATTGGATACCATGCTGGTGATGCAATAACGACAGGCGATAATAATACGGCTGTAGGAGGGTATGCTTTAACATCTGAAGATGAATCATCAGCTATAACTGCCATAGGATATAACTGTGGTAATAACCATAATGGTGGAACTGCTAATACTATGGTGGGAGCTTATTGTGCTGATGCTGTAACAACAGGAAGTGCTAACACTCTTGTTGGAGATAGTTGTGCAGGAATACTAACAACAGGGGCTGGAAATACAGGTTTAGGGCATCATTCTTTATCTACAATTACAACAGGTTCTAATAATACTGCTATAGGATATGAAGCAGGATATGGAAGTGGTGGTACAGCTACACTTAGTAATATGGTTGCTATAGGTTATAGGGCTGCAAAAGCTTGCTATACAGGTGCAGAAGTAACTGCATTAGGTACTGGTTCTTTACAAGACCTTACAACAGGTGGATATAGTGCAGCAGTTGGTTATAATGCTTTAGAAAATCAAACAACAGGAAATTATAATAATGCAATAGGATGTTCTGCTGGTAATACTCTTACAACAGGAAGTCATGCAACTTTATTTGGTCATAATGTAGATGCAGCAGCAGCCGATAGAACGCATATTGTTGTGATTGGTACTAATAGTGAAACAGATAAAGGGTCAAGTACTGGCTTTATAAATGCCAATGGTGGTGGAAACTATGCTGGTAATAACAGTGCAGATTGGTCTACAACTTCTGATAGACGAATAAAAAAGAATATTATTGATAATAATATTGGTCTTGAAAAAATAAATCAAATTCAAGTAAGAAATTTTGAATACCGTAAACCTGAAGAAATTGATGAGTTACCTTCTAATTCAGCTATTCAAAGAGAAGGTATACAACTTGGAGTTATAGCACAAGAAATTAAAGAAATATTACCTGATGTTGTAAAACAAGAAAGTACAGGTTGTTATTCAGTAGACCCTGATAATATAAAATGGTATCTTGTTAATGCTGTACAACAGTTATCAGCACAAGTTAACGAACTAAAAGACGAAATTAAAACTCTGAAAGGAAAGTAAAATGAGTGAAGAACTAACTGCAGAAGATATTAATCAACATTTTTCTGCAATGGATGATAGTGTTAATTTAATAAATGACACCATTGCAGATGATGCTCAAGCATTAGAAATATATAATGATGCTGAAGGTGTTAAAGCAATGATGAAACGTAACACTGACCATCTTGAACTTCAACTAGTTAAAGATTGGGCAACAGAAGATAGTCGTGATAAGTCTTCATATACTGATGCTATCACTGCTGGATTAAACTATATTAATGGATAGGATAATGGAAACTGAAAACAACGTAGTAACAATTAACGGTCAAGAATATATTGAAGATAATCTTAATGATAATCAAAAGTATTTTATAAATCAGATACGTGACCTGCAATTAAAAGCAGCTAATCTAAGATTTCAACTAGACCAAGTAGTTGTTGCTCAAGACAAGTTTACAGAAGAATTAATTAAAACAGTGGAGGTTGTGGAGGAAGAAGAAGAGTTTCCTCAAATCAATTTAAACTAAATGTTTTATTATATATCAGTTATAGCTTTTCTTACACTTGCTCCTATGAATATACCTGTGGAAGAGCAAGCTGTAATAGGTCCATTTCCAGAAAAATATCAATGTGAAGTTTATAAAGCACAAGTAAAAGCTATAGTAGATAGTACAGTTAATGCACAAATAAAAACAGCAAAATGTATAACAAAAATACAAAGTTAGAGAATAAGTAATGTCAGGGTTTCAAAGAAGTGTTATGATGGCTATGGGTGGTGGTATTGATATTACTACTACCTCTGATGCTGAGAATATTAATCTCAGAACATTACTTGATGCAGCAGGGTTTGATAATGATGTACCAACAAAGATTACCTACAGATTAAACTCTGGTGTAACTTTAACTTCTAAAGCTGCAGGTACTAATCTTGAAGGTCCAGCATGGCAGACAGGTACTATTGGTAGTATACATACTGTAATAGTATATATCAGTGGTGATATTAAAGGTTATGGTGGTGTTGGTGGTAATGGTGGTAGTGCTAGTACTCAACAATCACAAGCTAATGGTAAAAATGGTGGAGATGGTGGTGATGCTATGTCATTTGCATGTAATGCCACTCTTGTTGTAAACTCTGGTGCTTCTGTCCTCGCAGGTGGGGGTGGAGGTGGTGGAGGTGGTGGTGCTATTGCAGAAGATGATGATGCTTCATCTCAAGCTGATGGTGGTGATGGTGGTCGTGGTGCTGGTACTAATGCTGCTGAAACTGGTGAAGCAGGTGAAACTCATGATGATGGTCCTGGCCCTGCAACTTCAGGTGCTGGTGGTGATGGTGGTAATTATGGTGCATCAGGTAGTAATGGTGCAGCAGCAACACAAGGTCAAACTACAGGAACTGGTGGTACTGGTGGTTCTGCAGGATATGCAGTTAAAAAGAACTCTAATACAGTAACGGTTACAAATAATGGTACAATTACAGGTACACAAGGATAAATAAAATGTTATGGATATTATATCAGGAGATGTTAAATGGCAAGTACGTATACAACTAATCTAAGACTGACTAAGCAGGGTGATGGAGACAACCCTAATAGTTGGGGTCAGGTTCTAAATGATGGTGTTATTAGTCTTGCTGACCAAGCAATAGCTGGTTATACTGAAGTATCTATTGGAAGTGCTGCAACAGTAAACTTAACAGCCAATGATGGTGCTGATGACCAATCGCGCAATGCTTTTTTAAAGATAACAGGTTCTATTGGAACAGCAGCTACATCAATCTTTCTTGTTATTCCTAATAAAAGTAAATCATATTCTGTATTAAATGCTGTATCTGCTAATGCTGATAGTAATGTTGTAATGATGCGAGTAGCAGGTAATACTGGTGTTACTATAGGAAGGTCCACTACTACATTTCAACATGTAGTTTGTGATGGAGCTTCAGTAAGAAGTGCTAATCTTTTACCTAATAATGTTTGTGTTGCTGATAATTTATTTGTAGGTAATAACTTAAAAGTAGAAGGTGTTGTTACAGTATCAGGTGCTGCTACATTTAAAAATGATGTATCAGTAAGTGGTAATCTAGCAGTAGGAGGTACATTTATAACAGCAGGTGCTGCTAGATTTGATAGCACTGTAACAGTTAGTGGCGCACAAGTTAATAAAACAACTACACGTTTTGAAGGAGCCGTATCATTAGCTTCAGGTGCGCCTGTACATCAAATAATAACAACGATTGCAGATGCAGCAAGTATTGTAATGAATATGGCAACCAATAATCAGTTCTTGGTAACTCTAGGAGGTGACAGAACATTAGCAGCCCCTACTAATTTAACAACAGGACAAACAGGACATATCTATTGTATACAAAATTCTGGAGGAGGTCATACTCTAGGTTATAATTCAGTGTTTCAATTTGCAGGTGGGTCTGATCCTGTTCTAACTGCAGCAGGAGGCTCTGTTGATTTATTAGTATTCTCTGTAAGAGCTTCTGATAAAGTTGATGCAGTAATGGTAAACGATTTAAAGTAATAGTAGATGACTAAACTAGCTAAATTTGATTTTAAACCAGGTCTTCATAGAGAATCTACTCAATATGAAGAACAAGGTAATTGGTATGATGGTGATCGTGTTCGCTTTCGTGCAGGTAAACCTGAGAACATGCGTGGGTATGAAACAAAAGTTAGTGCTACATTTGAAGGAAATGCTAGGGATTTAATTACATATAAAAGTGGTAATAACAATATAAAAAGGGCTGTCTTTGGTACACCTGATAGGCTCTATGAACATGATGGTGATAGGATTGTAGATATAACTCCTATTACAACAGCCGTTACTTTAGCAAATGTTTTTGGTACTTCTTCTGGTAGTACTAGAGTTTGTTGTTCAGATGCTGCACATGGTAGAACTGTTGGAGATTATGTTTATTTTACTTCATCAGCAGCATTTAATAATGTTAGTCTACAGGGTAATACCTATGAAGTTGTATCGGTAGAGAGTGCTGCTGTATTTACAATATCTGTAACAGATGCTGCTAATGCTACAGCAAGTGATACAGGGTCAGCTACATTTAA